CGTGGCACGCAGTTGGTACTCACCCGAGGCTGGGGGACTCACTCCCGGGAAGATGTCATCCCACGTTTCACCATCAACAAAATCCGCCCAGGCCGTATCGGCGGCATTGCGAATCTGGCCGGTGATAGTGCTGTCATCCGGCAGCTCGCCGATCAGAGAGAGGATGACCTGGGTGCCATCGGTCGGGATCGGGGAGAGGACGAAGGGGTTCGTGGTCCAGGTGATGGTCGCCGCCGCGACATCGGCCGTTTCGAGCGTGATGACGGGAACGTGCGTATTGGCGATGAGATAGGCATCGCCGAAGAGGCGGGAACTCACATGGGTCAGCGTCTTGCCGGTGAGGGTGTTCCCGTCTGTCGTGACCGAGCCTACGGTCGAATCCCGCGCCCAGCCGATGTTGTCCGCCACGGAGCCATCAGCCTTAACACCCCAGACCGCCACGAAACATACGGGCGTCGGATAGGCGGTGCCTCCCCCGATCGGGAGCGACATCAAAAGCGGTTGGGGTTTGGGGTAGTTCCCAACCCAGCTGAAGGTATATTCTGCGGCGGACGTTCCGGTCGCTGCGATGGCTAAATCATCGCCGAGCGGCACGAGTGCCAACTCGGTCAGCTCCCCCTCCTCATAGACCGCCTCAAGTCCGAAGACCTGGCACTTCCAATTCGCCACAGTCTTGGGTTGACCGCCGTCGAGTTTGGGATGGAGGGTGGCCTTGATCCGGTGGATCTCCAGATCATGGGGAACGCTTCCGGCCCATTCGACCATCGCGACATCCATCGGGGTGAGTCGATCAAGCTGCGTGAAGTAGCCATCGCCGGGACCGGCTTGCGTGATGAGAGTGACGACGCTCTCTGTGAGCCGGAGGCCCTGATCGGTCGCGCTGACGTTGAAGCCCGTTGTCGCGTCCGCTTCGATCCATTCACTGTTCGTCTTGCGGAGACGTGCCGCATCGATAGCCCGGAGATCAATCGCCAGTCGGGCCGGGGTATCCGGGCGGCGGACCAGGCGGGCGAGATCGGCGGTCCAGCCTGCTCTCACCGATCCACCAAGGGTTCGTGCTCGATCCAGGGAATGACCCCGCGCCGCATATTCCACCAATCGGCGTGAAACCCGAAGCCCTGGCGCTCAGTGCGTGGAACGGCCAAGACGGCCCGTTCGGCATAGGTGTCATCGTGGACCACCCACATGGGACGATTGTAGCGGAAGTGATCCCAGAGATGCCCGCGAGCAGTGATATATTCCGCCTCACTGGCAAACTTGTAGGTCAACTCCCCAGTGCGCAGGGCGACCATCTTGCTGCGTCCCCGCCAACCGCTTGAAGGGACGATAGTTTCTTCGTAGATAGGTTCGTAGTCCTCATCAGGCACCGGCATCGTAGGATTGCCCGGCTGCCAGGAGGGACCGAACCACAATCCCACGACCTTCGGCACGAGCCCCGCCCCCATCGCGGGAACCAGCAACCGGCCATAGCGATAGGTGGAGGCCGGCGTTGCCTGCTTGAGCCATGCCCCTTCCTCGGTGGTGGCACCATTCGTTGCATCAAGCGCCGTCGCGGAACTGGCGCTTGCCGGAATGGTGACCGACACCAGGTCGGTCCAGTCAGCGTCATTCGCGGACAGTTGGAACTTGAGGGCCGCCACTCCTGCGAGGTTGTGGCCTCGATCAAGCGCAACAATGTGCGGCACCGCGGTAATCGTTGCGGCAACACCCGTATCGAACTTGACCCACGTCTCGCTATTCGCCGTCGTCGGTTTCCAGTGATCCGCTAGACTCCGCCGTCCATCCGCAACGCGCCACGGCTCAAAGCCCGTGGCTTCTTCCTCCGCGCTGATGGTGTGCGTGGGGAACGCGACATCGCTGAAATAGTTCTGGACCAGATAAGCTGGCGAACCCATTAGATCCCCATGCCTGGCGGCAGGCGCGGTTGGGCATCGCGGCGGGTGCGGCGATTCATTTCGTAGAGGATACGTTCGGTCCCCGTCTGTTCATCCCGGAGGACGACCACGACACGATCCGGTCCGATGCGCTGGAGATCCTGCCGAAGGCGCGCGAGTTCCGCCCGCGAGCTATCATCCCGGACAGGCAATTCTTTCTTCCCGCCGCCGAAGAGCGCCCCAAGGATGCCGCTGGCCCCCAGGATTCCTAATCCCAGCAGGGGATTTGATACGGCTAGGGCCCCGCCGATGGTCGCGCCGATCCCACCGACCACCGACCCAGCTGATGCCTCACCGCGGATGAGACTCTGAATCAGATTCGAGGCTCCGCTGATGATAGCGCCCCACAGCTGTTGTGTCGCCCGGGCAGTTTCAAGAGTAGCCTTCGCCCGCTCGGCCGCGAGCCGCTTTTCAGCATCCAGCACATCCTTGACCCGATCCCTGGCGGCGTTGCTCAACGGCGCGAGGATGCTGGCGAGCCCACCTTTCTCGGCCCGAGCCCCCAGCGTCTCCGTGGCGATGAACGCGGACACGATGCGGGATTCCCGCGTCCCGGGAAGCACGCCAGGACCCGCCATCTCCGGGCGCATCGTGCGGAGGGCTTCCAGCGCTTCGGCGCGCTGTCTCAGGGCATCGTTGATCCGCGCCTCATAGCCGGTGGCCTTGAGGATCTGGTCGAATTCCTCTTCGGTCGCTCTGGTCACTTCCCGCGCAATCATCGCTTGCTGGCCGAGGAGTTCCGCCAGGACTTTGCGTGCTTCGATGGCCTTCTTGTCGTTCAGGACCGCTTCTTGGAGCTGGGCCTCGGTAGTGGTCGTGCCCATGGGTTGCTCGGCAATCCGCAGGGCACGGGCGGCCCGTTCCGCTTTGGCGACAACGCCGCGCTGTGCCGCGATTTGTTTTTCAGCTTCTTCTCCAGTCCGGGCCAGTCGCGCACTTTCTGGCAACCGGGCGATAGCGGCCTTGCGTTGCTCTTCCAGGAACTCCGCGATCTTCTCCTTCGCTTCGCGTGCGGATTTCCCGATCAACGTGAATGCCCCGGCGATGGCGGCGAATCCCGCGATGATGCCGAAACTCGTCAGACCGCCCATACTCATCATCGCCAGCCCCGCGCCGAGTTTCCCGACACTTCCACTCGTGCCCAAGGCCATGGCCCCCATCATCGCCAATTCCCTGCTGACCATATGCGACCCGTGCCCCATGCTGGTCATGTGGGGCACAGTCGCTTGCATCACTCGATTGAAGGCCCCAAGATCAGTACCCATCGGCACGATACCCCGGGTCCGCATCCCAATGGCGCTCTGTTGGGCCACGTTCAACGCGGTGGCGAGGTCCCCGGAGCCAATCCGGCCCGCCGCGAAATCGGCCTGCGCTAAGCGCACATCGGCGGCCAATTGCTGAAAGGCCGTGGAGGTTTTCTTGGATTCCCCACTCAGGGCGCGGAGCGTTGCCACGCCCTTTTCGCTGAATCGGCTAGTACTGAGCGATGCGCTGGCGAAGGCCGCCTCGTTGCGCTTGGCGCTTTGGCTCAGTTCGTTGAGCTTCTGATTGGCGATGGTGACGCCCCGGGCCACCCCCGAGGGATCGAACGCCGCCCCAAACGTTATGACTTCATTCTCAGCCACTAGTCCTCATGGGCGCGCTTCCATTGCTCGTAGGCCCCCCACAGCAAGAGTTCCTGTTGGGGGAGGGCATCGATCTCCGCCAGGCTCTTATGCAACGCCTCCGCCAGACTCAGGCGGAAGCGGAGGAAGGGTCCCCCTCGATCTGTTTCTTCACCTCCTGCTCGATCAGGGCCGTTGTGCTGTACAGGAAGGCAATCACCCGCCGCAAGACAACGTAATCGGCCTCGGTCTTGAGATAGTGGAGATCGCCCGTCTGAAATGCGGGCTTCCCGTCGGCATCTTGGGCCTTATGAATCAGCAGGAGGAGATCCTGCTCGTAGGAGTCCTTGGGTTCCCGCGCCAGGACGGCTTGCATATCGGCGGTCGTGAGTTGCCCAAACCACAGTTCGAGGTTGTCGAACTCCGGGACCACGAGCTGGCGTTTGCCGGCGTTGTAGGCGGCCCGGACCTTATCAATCGCCTTCGCCATCAGTTCCACTCCTTGGCCAAGGGGCCGGTAATTTGGAAGTCAAAACTCACAGGAACCAGGGCCGATCCTTCAGGTGAGCCAACGCTGAAATTGGACAACAGGGCAGCGCCATAGAAATACTTGCCATCCGCCACTTTGAATGTGAGTGCAGCAACCGTGCCATCTGGCGTCCCAGCCGCGATCTTCGCCAGTAGGGCCGCCTGTTCGGTGTCGGCACCATCCAGCCAGGCCGTGGCTCGACCGCGATGGCCGGCGATCCCACCCTTGAACGTCTTGTGCTTGTCCCCCTTGACGGTATCGGGAATCACATCGATCTCGCTATCCAGAGTCCATTCCTTCAACTCAGCGACCGAATGACTCTCGAAGGTCAATGTAGCATTGGAGGCGATCGCCGTCGCCACGGCCGGCGTGAACACCAAGGTCGCGATGGCGTTAGTGCTGACGACATAGAACGATCCAGTGACGGTATGGTCAGTTCCCCCATCAATGGCGAAAATGTCGCCCACCGTCACCAGCCCGGTCATGGTCCCGCCACCGGTGACCGCAAACTCGGTGATACCCGTCGCGACCGCCGCTCGCGCCTTGGGTGTCCCGATGAGTTCCCCTCCCAGGATCAGGAGGCCGTCTTGTCCGCGGTAGTTGCTCATATTACGCCCACGCTGCGGTCACGGCACCCGAGACCTTGAAGGTAAATGTCACCGGACACAAGGCCGAGCCTTCGGGACTCCCCAGGCTCATCGTGATTGGCACGGCACTGAAGGTGTAGGTCTTGCCAGTAGATGCCGTTAGCACGACCGTCACCGCAGCGCTTTGTGGCGTGGCGGCGGCGAAGTAGCCAATCACCACTGACTGGCCGGCATCTGCCCCATCTAGCCAGCAGGTCAACCGGGCCGTGCCGCCATCGCCCACGCCCCCAAGAAACGTGCGGTGCTTGTCGCCCTTCACCGTGTCGTCCATGGTTTCGATGCTGACCCCATCCAAGGCCCAATCCCGCAGTTCGCCAATGGCGTTTGTCGCCACGGTGGCCGAACCATCCTGTCCTCGCACGTTCGCCATGTCGTTCCTCCCTTACACCGTTTCGTCCACTGAGAAGGGGACCCGCACATTCGCTTGTACCCATTTACTCTCAGGATTGGGAATCCGCCGCGGCCCGGAAGGCACTCCAAAACGCACCCCGGACACCTCGACGCTATTCACCATGTCCCGCACGGAATCTGCCGATTGCGTCACCGGACCAAACCCATTGCCGGCCTGCCCAAAGACGTTGATGCTGACCACTCCCGTGATCATCTGCCGGCCATCTTTCGTACTCAGGAATCCATCGCCCCAGACAATTGCGGGTTCAATCCAGGTGCCCGAGGCCGGCGGGTCCTTCGGATCGTTCGGCCAGATGATGGTGGTATTCTCGTCCGCCGCCCAGAGCGTTTTGATCCGAGATTCGATGGTCACTCGGGCGGCATCGAGGGCACTGGCCATTAGAGCGCACCCGCGCGAATGCGGGCCGCGATCTCGCTGGCCAAGGGTTGGAGTTCCGCCAGCGTCACCATCACCATCCCCGCCGGCGCCTGGCTGGAGTGCCCGTGTTCCAAGGGCAGGATATACGGCAGGGAATTGGTGACGTAGAGCGTCTGGTCCGGGCCTGCCGCATCGAGAAGCGGCCGCCCGCGATTGATCGTCTCCATGCCCGTCTTGTCGAACCCCATGATATTGACGCTACGGTCGGGATCGCCCGCCCCGACGTTCCAGTTCCCCCGGGCCCGTCCAGTATCCACCGGCGTCCTGAGCACGATCCGCGACAGGGCTTCAAACGCCAGCATCCGCACGGCCTGGTTGCTGCGGTCCCGCAGGGCGGCTTTGGCTTCTTCGACCGTCATGCGTTCCCCCGGAGTTGGCATTCATAGAGCGCGGCCTCCCCGCCAGCCCAATGGGTGATGACGCGGACGATTCGATACACCGCACTCCCAATGACCACGCGGTCCTCGGTATCCGGGGCCGTGGATAAGAGCGCCGCCGCGATCTCCAGCTTCCGGTCCCCGGCGTTGATAGCATCCCCGATCTCTCGGGTGTGATACTCGGAGAGCAATCCCTTCAGCGAGGTGGCGGTGGTGATGAGCGTGGATTGTCCCGTGGTGACGTTGTACGTACTCCGCGCCATCGTCTGGACCGTGACGGCCATCCCAAAGCGGTTGATGACCGTCTTGGCGACTTGCCGGAGCGGAGTATCGAGGACACTCATGCGCGGTACACCGGACGGGTGAGACTGCCGGTATCCTCCCAGAGTCCGCGCAGCAAGCGCTTGACCTGTTCCGGCAGCACTCCGGCTTGTCGGGAGGCGCGGGGGGTGACATCGAGGGAGCCAACCTGGACGTTCTCAAACCCCTCCAGGCCGGAATCCCCGAGCGTGACCTCCGACTTGAGTAGTGCCAACGCCAGCTCGCAACAGGCCCGCTCGATGGGCTTCGGGATCTCGTCGTCGTCGTATTGGCGGCCGTCCTCATCCGTGAGCCCCGCCCGGGGCCACTTGAGGGCCTGGTCCCGATCAGCAACAACGCCGGCGTACTCTTCCTGCTCCAGCCGGTACGTAGCACTGATGAGCGCCCGGTCTTTGTCCGCGGTGGCCGCATCCGTCCATGCCGCGACCTCCGCGGCTACCCGGGTATCGAAGTAGAGCTGCGCGTTCGTCCGGGTGATGTAGCTGTTGCTCGACGCGCCCCCGACGGTCGCATCAATCGTTGGGTCGGCCATATGTCAGTGGGAGTAGGGGAGGACCGAAGCCCTCCCCTCCCATCCCTTAGCCCATGATCCGGGCGCCCAACTCCGCACGGATCAGGTTCGCCCCACCCAGGATGTCCCAGGTCCAGGTGGTTTGCTTGTTCTGGCGCGTGACCTCCAGCCGCAAGGCCAAGGCCGAGATCGGATCGACCACGGTCTCGAACAGCGAGCCGAGGCCGTCGAACTTGCTGCGCTGCATCGGCCGCGAGGCCCAGGCGATCGCATCCCGCTGGAGCAGGAGATTCACCACATGGGTCCCGATGTAGGTCACTACCACCCCGCTGGCATGGGAGACTGACAGCGAGGGCTGGATCGACACCGTGACGACGGTCCCAGTCGCGGTTGCCACCGTGACCACTACATATTGCTGGGCGACTCCGCCCAACGTGAAGAGATCACCCGCCACCAGCGTCCCGGAGGGCGCGGTGCCGCGCAGCGTGATGACGCTGACCCCCGTCGCGTGGTCGCCATTCACCACCATGGACGTATTGGCCGTGAGCGTGCCAGCGCTGTGGGTCGGGATGTTCTGGTTCATGTGCCAGTCGGCCCCGAGCTTGGTGCCGATTTCCCCCCGGATGACGCCGCCCTGATCGCCCCGGAGGTTGGCCTGATGGAACAGCGGTAATCCGAGCGCGTTGCCTTCGGCGTCCGGGTCGAGGATGACGAACCGCCCATCGAGCGGGGCGAGCGTCTTGTTCATCTTCGTCCGGGCATCCAGGAACGCCGTCACGGTCGAGGCGAAGGGCGTTGTCCCCGCCACGCCGCCGGTCGAATAGATGCCCTTGTACAGCCCGAGGATGAAGGAGTCCACCGCATTGCCCAGCGCCTTGATCGTGGCGCTGGCCCGCATCGGCAGGAGGCCGGAAATCGCTTCCTCGATCTCCTTGTCGCTCAGGGTGAAGTCTGCCCGGCGCCAGAAGCTCAAGGCCACCTGGACCTTGGAGCTGGTGATATCAACGTTGGTGAAGATCGCCTGCCCGACCGCGGTGACGGCGGTCGCATTGCCCACGAAGGGCACATCGATGGTGTCTCCGAACTCCGCCACCTTGTTTTCCAGGCTGCGGTTCACGAGGCGGGGGGTGATCGCGTTCTCACGCAGCACCATCAGCCCTTGGGCCATGATCTGCGGAACGACGTTCGCCAGGGAATTGGCCACGGGTACTTCCTCCGTCTATGTCCCGCGCCTACGCGGGAACCGTTAGGTTACGGCGACTTCACCCTTGGCGATCTTCTCCAGATTCGCCAGGAATGCCTTGTCGTCACCGGCTGGAATCGTCCGGACGGCTCCCCCGCCCCCTTCGCTCTTGGCAGCCCCGCTGCCACTGGCTCCCGAGCCATCGAACGCTCGGGCCAACTCGGCATCTTCGCGGAGTTCCGCGACCAGTTCCGCAATGGTCATCGGGGCGGCTTTGCCCCCTTCGACCTTGCCGATGCGCGGCGTCCCCTCGGCATCGACCACGCGGATGGCAAACTCCCCATCCTGCCCCTTCAGGACCTTCACCCGTTGCTTGATCTCCGGCAGCAGGAGCCGGACTGACCCTTTGGCCGCCGCAATCGCCCGTGCCGCTTCGGCATCGATCAGCGCCCGCTCCACGGTACGCTGGGCCGCCACCAGGGACTCCTCCTTGCTCTTGATCTCCCGGCCGTGCTTCTCGATCAACTGGGCTTCGCGTTTCTCCCAGTCCCCCGAGGCTTTGGCCTTCACGGCCTCACGCTCCTCTTCGGCTCTGAGGAGGGCGTTGTAGCGTTCGGGGTCCACATCCTTGAAGGCCGCGAGCGCGCGTTCGTGTTTCCTGCGCTCCTTCCGTTCGGCCTCGAGCGCGCTTTTCAGCCCGCTCACATCTTCAATCCCTTCGGCGTCGAGGTGGAACTTCCCGTCCTCGCCTTCGCTATAGAAACTGCGCTGCGCCTCAGGAACGTCCTGCAGCTTCTGAATCACGGCTTTGAGCGCCATCTCGGCTCTCCTGGGGCCTCTCGCCCCGTCGAACAGGTTGATGGGCATCACGCCCACCACATACAAAACGGCCAGCGAGTGCGAGCCTACCGCAGCCGCCGGCCGAAACCGGGCAGGGGGCCACTATCCCCCCGCATCCTTCCGATGATCCCCGCGCCTACCAGCGTGGGGCTATGCTGCTAAAATACGCTAACAGGGTGCAGCGTCAAGGGCTGCCCGCCTCCGGCGTGGGCGCTCGCCAGGAAATGCAGCGGTCCAGAACTGCGTCGTCCTTGTCCTGCAAGGCCCGCGGCAGCGTGTCCCCGATGAATTGCAACCGCTCCCCCATCTCCCGCTTTTGGCGCACCAGATCACAGGCACTGGCCAGCATGTCGGGTTTCGTCGCCCATCGCTGGCCATCGATCTTGCCCCGGAGAATGATACCCGTTTCTGCGGCTGTCTCGCCCGCATGCATCCTATCCCGGTGCCCGAGGGCGCAATCCGCCCCCACCAGGTAGATCGTCTGGTAGCCCAGGAAGACCGCCAAGGGGATGCTCCGGTTAACCACATTCAACCCAGACCCCACCATCGGCGCCGGCTGATAGAGTAGCCGATAGAGTCCCTCTTCACCCTCGAAACCGATGAAGCTATGAAACAGGGTGATCCGATGTCGATGGCCGTACCGGATCAGATGCGCGAAGAGTTGATGACTGGCCGAGCTGGCAATGAGATATTGCACGGGTGGCGGTGCTGTCCAGCAGGTGGTGTAGAGATCGGGACTCTGGTCGATCCCCACGCCGTGGGTCACCTTGAGACCCCGCCGCGTAAGCCACATCAAGGCGTCATTGCAGCCCCAGACATCCACCTCAGGATGGACCTTAAGTAGGTTCTTGACCTTGGGCAGCGACGGCCCCGAGCCGCACAGGATGAGGTCCTTCCCCTTGGCGGTGTCCGCCTGCACGACGGGATACTGCGTCGGGATGTCACAGCCGCAGACCGGGAGCGTCGTGGGGCCATGGTCTCGGCGGGGAATCGGCAGCCCGTGGCAGACCTGACACAGGGAGTTGGCCAGGACGAAACCGGCGATCTTGTGACCCACGGGGCTGGTCAACTCGATGAACTGTTTGGGCTTCCCGTTGGGGTGGTACTGGACCGCGCTCATGCGGCGAGTTTCTCTCGCAGTTCGGCCAGTGTCAGGATCGAGCCATCCATCCAGACGAGATCTTGTAATGTGACCTTCCCTGCCCGAAAGAGCTTCGCCCGCGCGGGACCCAGAATGTCATCCTGTTCGGTGTTGCTCTGCCGGCGGAGCCATCCCGCATAGTCCAGCTTCGCGGAAACCGGCCCACCTTCTGCGGCCCGTTCGCCTGGCGGTGGGGGCTTGAGTCCAAGTTTGTCCCAATTCACGACGGGGCGAACCGCGCTCCGGCAGTTGACATGCTGCGGCGGGAGTGGGCCTTCGCCATACTTGAACCGCTGGCCGTCCAGGGCCCGGCAGATCTCCGACGTCCGGTCATCGAGCGTGGCGGTGTAGATGTACTCGTCCGTGATGTCCTCATTCGCCTGGAACGTCTCCACCTGCGCCCGGGTAGCGATCTGATTGACCGCTGTGCGCGTAATCGATTCAGCCTGCCGGATCGAGGCTTCCATCACGCCACCTTCGTAGACACCCGGCCGCACGAAGCGACCCCGTACCCGGCGAACGATCTGGTCCGTCGTTTCGCTGTTCGCCATGCCGAGTTGCACCTGGCGGCGGAAGGCAAAGGCCGTGGCCTTCTCCTGCGTCGCCCACCAATCCCTGAGCGGGGCGCCTTGGATCGGATCGGTCTGAAGGATCGAGCGCCACTGGCGGATACCGAGACTCTTGGCGTTGATGTCCGTGGCGATCCCCGACGCCGTGCGCTCCAAGAGCCGGGCGGCGAACTCGGATTCGATTTCTCCCAAGGACACGAGGCGATCAGCAGCAAAGCGCTGGAGATCTGCGTAGACCTGTTGGAGAATGTCAGCCGCCGCACCGTCCAGCCGACGAATGCGGGCCTGCACCCATCCAGGGAGTACCTCGTTAGGATCAAGCCGGATGAGCAGGGCGCGGAACTCATCGCCCGCCTGCTGGAAGAGCTGCCGAATCTCACGGGCGATCCCATTCTCGTAGTGGCGAAGCGCGATGGAATGGCGCACGACGGAGGCCGTGGGATCGTGGGTCATGCGGTGCGCTTCCACATGTAGACGACGATATATGGCGGGAGGTTCAGATGCGCTTCGCCACCTCCGGTATTCTGGTTCGTCGCCGTGGCGTTATTGACAGTCACGCCCGTGGTCGCGCTGTTCGTCGCCACCGCCGGCGAAGAATCGGCCGCGCTCGACTTGTCGAAGAGACTCCCATCTCCATCAGTCTGCCCCTCATTCACCGAATGGACGTGACCAGGATCGGTCAGGCCGTGCGTATGCGCATTTTGGACGTGCGTGTGAGCGGGGAGCTGCGCCTCGGTCAGCGTAACGGTCTTCGCGCCGCCCACCTCTTCAGCGGTGTCGAAATCGGTATCGCCGCCGTCGAGTCCAACCAGCATCCGCCCCGCGGCGAACGCTGCCCACGTCCCGAAGCCCAAGAGTGTAGCTGGGTTGGTACTGACTACCGACAGGAACACCGACCCCACAGGCCAGGCCCCGGAGATGTCACCCGGCGGCCCTTGAGGGCCAGCATCACCTTCTGGCCCTTGAATGCCCTGAATCCCTTGTGGACCTTGGGGTCCTTCCGCCCCCGGAGCGCCATCGTTGCCTGGAATCCCTTGAATACCCTGTGAACCCTGAGGACCGGCTGGTCCTTCTGGCCCCGCCGGTCCCGTGATGCCATCCAATACCTCTTGCGCGAGATCAACCAAGAGAATGGTTCCAGGTTCAACGATGTGATCTTCTTGCCAGAGGTATTGCAGGGCAATCGAGCGAGCGCCCTTAACTGGATTCTCCGTGTGTATGATCGCCATCGCTAATCCCTCCTACCAGACCGAGTACCCGCCATCCATCACGAGGTTGTGTCCCGTCATGTAGGCGGATTGATCCGACAGCAGGAACACCACGGCCGCCCGATACTCGTCCACCCGCGCCATGCGGCCGAGCGGGATTTTGGCACTGAGTTGGTCTACGAATTCCTGGGGCTGGCCGTTGAACACGCCACCCGGTGAGAGGGCATTGCAGCGCACGTTGGGCCAGTAAGTGGCGAGATACTTGGTTAGCCCGAGCAGGCCCGCCTTCTCTACGGAATACGTCACCGGCTTGACCGGCTGCTCGTCTTTGGGGACTCCCGGCTTCCGATAGAGCCGCTGATCGGGGGCGATGACCGACAGGACGGAGGCGATGTTCAAGATGACCCCGCCCTCATGTGCGGCCATGTGCTTCCCGATGATCTGCGAGCAGAGGAACGCCCCAGTCAATCCCACGTCGAGGGCGGCGTACCACTCGTCCAGGGTCATGGTTTCCAGACGGGAGAAGCCCTTGCCATCCTCGACCTTAGGGTTGTGCGCCGCATTGTTCACCAGGCCATCCACGCGGCCATGCCACTCCAGAGTGAGCTTCAAGAGCGCCCGAATGGACTCTGGATCTGTGACGTCGGTGCATTCTTCGTGACGCACATCCGCGGAGATGGGGATGCCGCCCGCGTCCCGAATCGCCGCCATGTGCTGCTGGCCCAGGAGTCCTTCGCCTCCGGTCACGATGATGACTTTCCCGTCAAGCGGCGGCATTGGCCTCCAAGATAGCATCCTCCGCCACTTCTAACATGGCGTGGCCGACGGCAATATGGGCTTCCTGTGTCCGGCCTGTGATCATGGAGGGTACTTGAATGGCGTAGTCGCAGTAGGGGAGGGCGGCTCCGCCCTCATGCCCTAGCAGGCCGATCGTGACGAGCCCCAATGCACGCGCGGCGATCAGCGCCGCCACCACGTTCGG